ACTCCTGCCGCTTGGTCATGTAGCTTGGGCCGGTCGTGACCGCAACATCGTACTTGCCGACGTTGGGGTTGTAGATCTTCTTGATGACGATGCCAGCCTCGTTCTGGATCCGCTTGACCGGCATGGGCTGCATCGGGTCGATCATGGCTTGTTCTGTCTCGCCGTCGATGCCAATGATGCGGGCGATGCGCTGCGTGTCGTAGATCTTCGGAATCAGATCGACCAGTTGCCGCGTGGCGTACCGGATCGCACGGGCCAGGTTGTCCACATAGTGGTAGGTGCCGGTGTCGGACTGCTTCTCGCGGGCCAGAATCGCCCGTCCCGATCGCTCGTTGCTGGTGGCCCCGAGGCTTGAGTCGTACTGCCCGGTCGAACTCTTGATGTCGTCTGCCGCGCCCGCTTTGGCTTGCAACAGGCCGCTTGAGGCCATCGGTGGCTGCGACCGCGCTGGCAACGGCAGCGGCCCGCCTTGGCCGTCGGTCACATCGGGGTTGACCTCAAGGTAGGGCCAGTTGTTGATGTTGGCCGTCTTCCATTGGGCTTCGTAGCCCTCAAACTGACCGCCATAACCAATAAACGGTGCCTTGGGTGCCAGCGCCAGCATCTCGGCCTCTTGGCTCACCCAGTAGTTGTACATGCGCTGCGCATCTTTGGCGTTTCGCACCAGGCCGCTGACGTACATCCGCCCGTCTATCTCAAATTCGTTGCCAATTACGCGAATAACGGGGATGTATTTGCCCGCCCAGTCACGCTCTTCCAGCACCTCAAACCCGTTGGTTTTGCACCATTTGACCTGCCGAACGTCCACATCGCGAGTCTTTATGGCTTGCAAACCCATCATTTCAGCCTGTTTTGCCTCGGGCGAACCGGCCATTGCGGTGATTCCGCCGTGGTACTGGTTCAGCTTCTTGGCTTGGTGCTTGATGTAGAAGTACTCGGCAATCCGCACTGTGTCTTGGTTGATCCACGCGTTCAGTTGCCCATCGCCCACACCGTAGGCAAGGCTGGACAGGGGCGAAGCATCGGGGAACTCGCGTTCGTACTCGTCTTTGGTGATTTCTTGGTTGATGAAGCACCATTCCGCGTCTGATCCGCACGGGTCTTGAATCGTCGGATCCATGTAGACGCTGAATGAGTCCCGAATGCGCCCGATCCGCAGATCCTGCTCAAAGCTGTTGTCGTCGCAGTACTCAGTCAGGATGCGGAAGTACCCTTCACCAAACGTGACCTGGTTGTCGCAGGCCGTGTCGTAGGCAACATCGGCATCCGAGATGTACTCAATGTGCCGCACTAGACCGTTGAAGATTTCCGCAACCTCAATATCAGCCTTGTCGTCCGCCGGTATCACTTTGCCGCTGGGCCGGTTCTGGCGCTGGTCGTTGGTGACTTGCAGCACATGCTGCGGCAGCTTGTTGATCGTCAGGCATGGCCGAGCGTTGATCGTCTGGCCTTGCACCGAGCCACGGGTCGCCAGCACATCAGCGGGCCATTGCCATTGGTTGTCGGGTGAGGCCGCACGAAAGCGCAGGTCGTCCAGTTCGTCCTCACGCGAGTCCGAGTAGGCTGAGATCGCCATTGTGAGGCGCGTCCGCATCGTTGCCAGCATGTCGCCGTTGCCACGGTCGGACTTAGTGCCGCCGCTTGCAACCGCGCCTGCTTCGTTGATGCCTGTGTCTTGATAGGCCACTATTTTTTCTTCATCATTGCGCCGCGTTTGACCGCGTATGCCACCGCTACCGCTTCTTTTACCGGCTTGCCCGCAGCAACCTCGGCCTTGATGTTCTTACGGAAGGCGGCGGGTGACTTCGACTTGACCAGTGGCATGGCTACCTCTTTTTTGCAGTTTTGGCCGACTGCTTGAACGCCTTGGCAGTCGGTGCGCCTGGGGAACCTGGCTTACGCATCTTCTCTTTGCTGCCTGCGGCTATCCGGTCTTGCTTGGCGTTGATGTTGGCATAGAGTCCGGCTTTCATGTCAGCACTTCCATCGTTTGAGAGAGGCTTTTGCACGTTCGCCGTTTTTTGCGTTGGCCGCAACTGCTCCCATCCTGGCGCAAAATGACGCTTTGCGCCCTTTGTCGGCTGCGGTCTTGGGGTTGGGCGCGGGGGGCTTGAGGTTGCTGCCGGTGGCTGCGTTGTACTTGGCTCTTCCCTTGGCGGTCAGGCCAGCGCCCTTGCTCACCGGAAGTTTCTCGCCGCGACCCACCGCTAGAGACACGCTTTTCTTCACGATCCCATCCAAGAGTTGGTTACGCCTGCGTGGGATGACGCGCTGCGCCTGGCCGGTTCGCGGTACTCGCGGTGCGCGACGGGAAAGGCAAAAGTGACGGCCAACGCGTCGGCGGCATCGGGTGAGGCTAGACCACGACTCCTCATTTCCTTCTTTCCTTCAAGGAAAATCGTACCGCTGCTGTTAGGCTTCTTCATGGGGCCGACCAGATCGGCTTTTAGCTGACGGTCGCTAGGAATGGATGCTGTTTTCAGCCAATCCTTCATCAAACCCCACATTTCAGCCCGCTTGTTGCCCCACATAATGGAGTTTTTGGCCTTCCAGCCAAAGTTCACCCCACGCACCTTGTACCGCTGCTCTGTCAACCTGTCAAGTATTCCGTATCCGAGGCCACCTTCGTCGATTACCGACAGAATCGGCTTGTACTCCTCAATGGCGTCGATGACCCGGCCCACAATGGTCATGGTGTCCTCGCCCGAGTACCGTTTGATGGCAATAATGTCCCGCCCCTGGCGCACCACCAGCACGGTCGAGTCGGCGCCGCCCCGTGCCGGGTCGATCCCTAATACTATAGGCGCCGTGGTGTCCTTCCACCGCTCGCGTTGCATGGCATCTTCGACCAGCAGCGGCTTGATGAACTGATCTTCCCCTGCGTCGGGGAATTCACCGTACACCTCGACCTTCGCCTGTGGCGAGTCTTCGCCGTATTCCTCGATGATCTGCTCGTAGACCTGTTTGTCGGTGTCCTCCACCGTGCGGGCGTCCACGCTGCGGGTGTTCCAGAACGCCCGTTTGGCGTGGAAGCACTCAAAGAAGTACCCTTCGTTGCGGCGCGGGTTGCTGAACGCAAACCAGTACCGATCGGGTGTGTTCTCGGTAAAGAACCCGGCGCCAACCTCCCAGATCGGGTTCGGAATGCCGCTTGACTCATCGAAGATGAGCATCATGCCGTCCTGGTTGTGGACGCCCGCGTAGCTGTCGGGGTTCTCCGCCGACCAGAGCTTCCCCTCAGCGGCCCAGTAACGTGTGCCTTTCTTCAGGTCGCGCTCGACCAACTCGCATAGCCACTGCGCCGGCACCAGCTTGGTCGCGCTGATCTCGAACCAGTGGTTGTTGATGGTCATCGCCGCCCACTTGGTCAGCTCGGCCCAGGTCACCGAGCGCAGTTGGCTTTCCGAGTTGGCGCTGATGATGACGCTCGCGCCGATGCGGGTGGTCAGCATCCACAGCACCAGCCAACTGACCAAGGCTGACTTGCCGATCCCTCGCCCAGAGGAGACTGCCTCCCGCAGGGTGTCCATCTGGATCTTGCCTTTGTTGCCTTCGATGTGCGCCTTGATGTCGCGCAGCACCTCGCGCTGCCACTTGCGCGGGCCTTTGAACTTGTGCAGCGGTGTGTTCTTCTGGCCCCACGGAAACGCAAACAGCACAAACGCCTCGGGGTCGTCCGCCAGCGCGGGCGACCACAACTCCACCATCAGCCGTTGCTCTTCGTCCGAGGTGTAGACGGGCGTCTGCATCAGCCCACCACCGTCCCCTCGATCACTCGCGCCCTTGCTTGTTCGAGCGCCGTGATGACGCTGATCTTCTGGTACACGTCCACGCTGATCTCCTGCCGGGCCGTCCAGCCGTGGGCGTGTTGCAGGATGGCCAGGCTCGCCTTGGCATCGCCTTGTTCGGAGGCCTCGTTCAGTTTCTGCGCGGCGCGTAGTTCGTTGTCTGCCTTGCCCTTCTGCGCGGCCAGTTCGGCCAATGGGTCAAATTGGCACAATTGCCGGTACTCCAAAGGCAGCATCCCAGACGCCAGTGCCAGTGAGTCACCTTTTAACCCCATAGATGCTGCTTTGTATATGGCATCCAGACGCGCCTCTGTCGCCTGAATTCTAGGTCGGATCGCTAACGGCAGTGAACGGAACATGGCTGCGTTATACCACGGCCCGAAATCGGTTGTCCATTTAGCCTATTTGGCCTATGCCATGTACGGGCGATGTACGGGCGCAAGCGTTTGGCTTGCGGTGTTAGCTAAAAAATAAAAATTGTTCGTGGGGGCTACCCTGACCGACACGGCCAGCGCTCGGCCCTCCCTCCCCCCATGCTGCATTGCACAAGTTAGCGCAGCTCACTTCATGCTGCATTGCACAATGCTCGGGCCGGGGCCGGGGCCGGGGCCGGGGCCGGGGCCGGGGCCGGGGCCGGGGCCGGGGCCGGGGCCGGGGCCGGATAGCAAAAAAGATGCTTTTTGCGAAGTGAGTACTAACTTCTCAGTTTTCATCTTTTTTGATACCTGGCATGTCGGGCTGGCATGTCGGGCTGGCATGTCGGGCTGGCATGTCGGGCTGGCTGGATAGCCGATAGGCCATATGTGCACTATTTACCCCCCGCTAAAGTCGGGGCTAGCGCGCCAGCATGCGCCCATCTCTATATAAACTGATATTTATAACTTGCTAAGTATGACTGACTGAAATAGTGCTTATAAGGCACATTGCCCTATGACACTGGCGCTGTCGCGGGGTGAAATAAAATGAAATACTCCGCAAACTGTAAACAAAAGGCTTGCACACACGAAAAAATTATGCTCTAATCACTTGTCGCATCCATGCGCGCACTACCGCGCGCATGCTCGTACACTAAACTACAGGAAACTAAACCATGGCCGGATTTATATTTTATCGCGGACCTAGCCCGATCGATGGCGCGCCAATTGTCGCGATCGCTACGCTCAAAAGCGTTAACGCGAAAACGGGCGATATGGTCCAAACGTGGATTCTGCGCGAGGACGTTTCGCCCTTGGACGCGATTGCCACCGGTGCGGACGCTAGCATTTGCGGAAATTGCGCGCACCGCGGCCGCAAAGGAAAATCGCGGACCTGTTACGTTGATATCGGAAAATCGCCATCCTCAGTATGGTCCGCCTATCATCGCGGACAGTATATTGACCTATCCGATGATCCGGACACGGCCGCGCACCTAATCAACGGCCGCGTCGTCAGAATGGGCGCCTATGGCGATCCGGCCATGGTCCCCGTGAAACAATGGCGCATGCTACTCGCGGCCGCAGCTGGCCGGACCGGATATACGCACGCTTGGCGCCGGATGTGGGCGCAGGCCTTGCGGCCGTATGTAATGGCGAGCGTGGACAGCGTGCGGGAACAAGATATCGCGCGCGCCATGGGTTGGCGGACATTCAGGGTTCGGACCGAAACCGAGCCCTTACAGTCTAACGAATTCGCGTGCCCGGCATCGCCTGAGGCCGGCAACAAGAAACAGTGCATAACTTGCAAGGCGTGCGATGGCGCGGACCGGCCGGGCAAGGCTAGTGCGGCCATTATCGTACACGGCGCCATGGCGCGCCATTTTGCGATGGCCTAGTGCGCTACTAATAGCGGCCCGCCGGCCGCTATTGGGCGCGCATTGTGCCGGTACATTAAAGGAAACTACATTATGAGCCTTGCGAAAATCACTACCTTACTCTGCGCCTGCCTGAACCACGAACGGCACGCTACCAGTCCGGCCGGCCGACAGTACTGGACGGCACAATATCGTCGGTTCCGCGCACTGGCCGGCCGGCAGGGTTGGATGCCGTGAGCGAAACCTATTATTTTCTAAGCAACCTAGCGGCCGCAGGCGCGGCCGTTGTTTTTCTTTATCTTATTTTCTGGGGATAACCATGTACACATTAGACGAACAGGAACGCGCAGCGTACCAGCAAGGCAATATCACGCTCGCGGCGGCGCTCGCGGCGCGGATCGACGTCGAGGACGAACTCGCCCAGGCGCCGGCGGCGCTCGAAGAACTGCAAAGTGAGATCGCGCACTTGAAGCGCATCCTGCGTGACGCGCTGGCGGACGACACATGGCGCGAGCGGGCGCAGGCGGCGCTCGCGGACTAGTGCGCGGCCGGCGGCGCCTGCGCGAGCGGGCGCCCTCGGACGGGCATTCGTCTGTCACTAATACACTACAGGACAATTCAATATGATCATGCTTGATAGGGCTAAACTCAAAGCGGCGGCGCGGTTCTGCGCCGATTCTAAGGACGTGCGCCTCGCGATCCACGGCGTACTGGTCGAGGCGTCCCCGGCCGGGATTCGCCTGGCGGCCACGGACGGGCACGTTATGCTCGTGCAGCGGGCGGCGGCGGATGCCGATACGGACACATGGACGGGCATTGTGCCGGCGGACGTCATCAAGGCGGCGCTCGCGTGGAAAGGCAACAAGAGCCTGCCCATCATCCTGATCCCGGGCGCGCCTGAGTGCAGGCTCACGCGGGCGACGGGCGAGGCGGTGGTGTTCGTGCCGGCGCCGGGGCCGTTCCCGGACTATCGGCGCGTGATACCCAAGGCGCCGGACGGCGCAGCGTCATTCTACGATCCCGACTTGCTGGTGCGGTTCAAGCGGGCGGCCGAGGACCTAGGTTCCGGCCTGGGGCTGTTTGGCCTGCGGCAGGGGGGCGACGGGAGCGGCTTGGTCTACATCAGCGACGACGCCGTCGGCGTCATCATGCCGATGCGCTCGGGCGCCATCGACGCCGACTTCTGCCAGTGGGCGGCGGCATGAGCGGGCGCACCAAAGCGGCGAAGGCTGCACAGGCGGCGGAGGCGGAGGCAGCGGCGCGGGCGCTGCGGGTGAAGGCGCTGAAGCGCGCGCGGGCGGAGGCGCGGGCGGCGGAGGAGGAGGCGAGCGCGGCGGAGGGGCGGGCGTTTTGGGCGGCGAAAGAGGCGCGGGCGGCGGATGACTTGTGGGCGCGGGCGGAGGCGCGGCTGAAGGTGCTGGCGGCGCTCAAGGACAAAGCATGATCGCGCTGTCCGTGTTCCTGCTGCTGGCCTTGCTTGTAATTATTTTCGACCTATAAGGGGACGTTATGAAACAGTACAAAGCAAAAAATGGCGCGATGCAATACAAGCCCAGCACGTCGTGGTTGCTGGGGGCTGAGCGCGACAACCTGGGCTGGTGCCTGGCCTGCGGCGCGGATCAAGGCGGCGTCGAACCCGATGCGCGCAAGTATAAGTGCGAGGGCTGCGGCGCGCATAAGGTCTACGGGCACGAAGAACTCGCGCTGATGGGCCTGTGCTACAGCGACCAAGGGACGCCGGACAATCGCGGCTCCCGCGATTATGGGGACGTGTCCACCCACGAATAGCGCGCCACCACCACCACGGAAAAGGGGCCTTGCGGCCCCTTTTTCTATTTGACCGCCGATAATCCCGGCTTTCGCAAGGCATCCGCAAGGGGCGAGTTGACCGGCACCTCGACCATGCGGCGCAGTTCCGACTTGCTCAGGTGCAGTAGTTCGGGCGCGCAGTACACATGGCGCCGCGTCGAGAGCTCGGCGCTGGTCACGCGCCCGCAGTCGAGCCAGCGACACTCAAGAAGCGCATGGTGCAGGGCGGCGGCGGGGATGCGCTGGCCCGGCGCGAGGCCGGCGCGCAGGGTCAGGTCCGCGCACAGGACGTGGAAGGGGGCGGTGATAACGCCCTGCTCAAACGGCCCCTCGCGGCCGCGTATCATCTCGCAGAGGATCGACTCGGCGGGCGACTGGCCGTTGGCGATTAGACTCAGCTTGTACTCTGTCACCGGGGGCGCTGCGGCGGGGTTGAACGCTGACACGTCCCGGCGGTAGAGCCAAGCGGCGATGGCCTCGAAGCCCCCCGCGTGGAACCAGCGCCACATCTGTTGCCCGCGCTCGGGCGGGTCCATGCGCGGCAAGTCCGACCACACGCACATCCAGCGCCGATCTTGAGTGTCGAGCACGATCGGCACCCGGTCGTTCGAGGACGCGATGACCAGGCAGCGGTTGACCACGTTGTACGGGTGCTGCATTTTCTTGTTGACTAGGATGGTCTCGGGCGGCGCGGCGATGATGGGCTTCAAGTGATTCGCTAGGGCCCGGCGGTCCTTCGCCTCGCTCTCGCGCAGTTCGTGCAGGATGATGACCTCGCTTTCATAGGCGTAACCCCATTGCGAATTGATCGTGTTGTTATTCAGTTCGCCCTTGTTGCGGCCCTGCCCGCATAGCGCCCAGAGGAACGGCGCCCAGAACGTATCCTTGCCGCTGCCTTGATAGCCGGCGATTAGGATGGCGTGGTTCACCTTGGTGCGCGGCTGTTGCAGCTTGCAGGCCATGACGTTGAAAATATGCTCGCGCTCGACGCGCTCGGGGACAAGGGCGGCGCAATGGTCGAGCCAGAGAGAGATGTCGGCGACCAGGCTGCGGTTGACCGGGGGGCGGGCGTCGCGCCACATGTTGCCGAACACGTCCCCGTCGCGGGTCACCAGCACGTCGTCGCCGGGTGAGTAGGTGATCCCGACCAGCGCCGGCGCGCCCATTGTCTGGCGGTTCTCGTCGAAACAGATCGACGCCTCGACGCGGCGCGACTTGCCGTCGGCGTTGGTGTGGATCGAAAAGCAGGGGATGTGCCGGAACAAGGCGTTGAACACGCCCCGAGGGACGTGGGCGCGCTCTTGCATGTCGAAGTAGGCTTCGTCCGACAGCAAATAGGCGAACCGCTCGTACCAGCCGGCCTTCTCGACGCGCCCGATCTCTTTACGCGCCACGGCGGCGATCAAGGCGCCGGCCTCGGTGCCGGTGCTGAACAGGTCGCCGGGGCGGATCTTGGATAAGGTCGTCGCCATCACGGCGGCGAGCAACTCGTCGCGCAGGCCGGTGAGGTGCGACGGCCCGCCCTGCTCGGCCACCCAGGCGAGGAACCGGGCGCTATTCCACTCGCCACAGTGGGCGTGGAGGCAGGTGTAGGCCCGGTTGACCGGCATGTAGCGGCCCTCGATCTCGCCGGTGGTGTGGGCCGCGCTGTTGGGACAGGCCACGCCCCACCACCCGGCGGCGTTGCCGCGAGCGGTCAGGTGCCCGGCTTCCGAGAGCCACGCGAGCACGTCATCCGTCCCGTCATCGTCGAGCGTGACCGGGCGCACGGTGGCGGTGTCGGCGGGGGCGGGCGTGACACCCAGCGCCGCGCAGACCTCGGCGAGGGTGAACTCGCGCTCGGGGTGAAACTCGGTCAGGACGCTGGCGAAGCGGTCGCGGCCGGGCTTGATGTTGACCGAACCGGGGATGCGCCAGTTGCGTACCGCGTTGACGGCGCCCGCGTCGGTGTAGCCGGCCTCGGCGAACGCCCGCTCGGCGGCGTTGGCGACCCCCACCGGCACCTGCTCACTCAGCACCCACGCCCACTGGTAATTGCCGGGGGAGGTTTCGATCTTCCACGTCGGCTCCAGCGGCGGGATCTTGGACTTGGTGCCCACGTCGTCCACGGCCAAGAACGTAACGTGAGTGCAGTTGGCCGTGCTGGCCGACAGGCCGCCGGTCATGCGGTCGAGGATGAAGCTGCCGCTGGAGACGTACCAGGCGCCGCCGGCACGGCGGGGGGCGCTGGGCAACTGCGGGATCCACGCCTTGGTCTTCTGTTGTACAAATAATACAGTCTCGCCCGCTGGTGCCAGGCTCGTGACAAATTCAATAAAGTCCATGCTATAGTCCCCTCGTTAGGTTGCACCATGCGCCCGCCGGAGTCCCCCCGGCGGGCGTGTTATTTTCCGTATCTCGTCATAATCTTCACCTCGGCCCCCAGCGGCAGACCCACCGCCCACTCAGGCGGCTCGCACATTACCCGCTCGACCTCTGCGGCCACCCGCTCGCCCTCGGCCTCGGGACACTCGACCACCACCTCGTCATGCACATGCAGCACCACGTCGGGGATGCGGCGCAAGGCCACACGCAGCAGGTCGTTCGCGGTTGCTTGGGTAACATTCTCGACGGCCAGACCGCGCCACAGGCGGGCGCGGGGCCACTCGGTCGCGTCCGCTGCGGGCTTCCAGGCTGCCTTGCAATAGGATACGCCGTCGCTCTCTAGTTTGGCGAACGGGTAGCACAGCACCCGGCCAGAGGGTAGCGAGTACCAGAGGTGCTGGCCGTCGTAGAGGTACACCACCCGACCGCCCGCGAACTCGCGCCCGACATTCCGCATGGCGCGGGTATAGGCGCCCTCAAGCGCCTGCCCGTGCTGCATGGCCCACGGGTTGGCCGTGCGCCAGGCGTTAATGGCGCGGGCGATTTCCCACTTGGTCATCCTGACACCGTAGACGCGGCCAAAAGTCTCAAACGAACCGGCACCACCGAGGAAGCCCAACGCCAGCTCCTGCACCTTGCCAACCTGACGTTGCTCTGCCGTTATGTTATTGTAGGTCGTGGCGTTGAACACAGAGGTGGCGTTGACCTTGTAGGGGTCGAGGCCCGAGCGGAACACGTCCAGCTTGACCTCGCCGGCGGGGCAGTTGGACAGCCACGGGTTCACGCGGCCTTCGATGGCCGACCAATCGGCCACCACCAGCACGCACCCCGGCGCCGGGATCAGCGCGGGGCGTAGCATTCCCTTGAGCACGTCGGTGACGCGCTTACCATAGTTTGGCACGATTCTGTGTCCGCGCACCATCGCCTGCCGCACCGCGACGGGGTCAGCCGCGCACTTGCGGGTAAAGTTATGCACCTGTGCGCCGTAGGATGACGCCCGTCCGGTGGCGCTGCCGCCGGCAAAGACGAACGCGCCGCGCACCCGGTGATCCTCCTCGTCGGCCAACTCGGCCAGGCGCTTGAACTTCGCTACGCTGGAGGCCCACAGGTCGTCGGCGCATTGGATCACCTCCGCAACATCGGCGGGCACCTCGTCGGGCGACTCGTCGGCCAGCGCCAACAGGTTCGCCCGCACCCGCTTGTCGATAGAGTACTTCTCGCCCGTCCACATCAGCTTGACGGCCTCGGGGCCGACACGCTCCT